TCGTAGAATCGTTCCATGACTGCTACATGGGCCATTTCCACACCCCGACGGCGTTGACTATGGCGAACGGTGGCCGGATATTTGTGACGGGTTCACCCGAGTCGCACAACGAGTATGCCCGCACGTTCATTGCGACGGTCGGTAAACCGAGTCAACGCCTCCATTTTGTCGATCCGGTCAAGGGTCGGGTCACATCCGAGTACGTGTGCTGGTTGTAGGGGGGAACGATGTCTTGTCCGTGGTCTTTGGTCATGATCCATTGGGTGGACGCCTTCGATTCGGACAACGGGTGGATCGATTTGGAGCATTACAAACCGGAGGTTTGCCATGTGGTGTCGGTCGGTTTTTTGTGGCCTGATTGTTTGAAGGGGTATGTTTCGATTACGGGGTCCTATTTTCTTGACGAGTCGCCGAACTTGAAGACGATCGGTATGGTGACCCATATTCCGGCGGATATGGTGAAAAAAGTGACGGTTTTGGAGCAGCCATAAAAAAATAGTTTTCGGGTTGCAATCCGTATTTATGGGCTATACGATGTTATAAACCAAGGGAGAACCATGAGTATTTCAACGATAAACAAACCACTGCACGGAAGCCAGGAATGGTTGAATGTCCGGTGGCGCAACGAAAAAAATCAGGCCAGGATTTCCGCGTCGGTTGCCGCGGTCGTGCACGGGGAGCACAGATACAAGTCGACCGCCGATTTGGCGGTGGAGTTGTTGAACGATAATCCGCCGAACCCGACGGAAACGAACGAGGCGATGGAACGGGGCAACCGTTTGGAGCCGACGCTTGTCGCCTGGGTCGGCGACTTGTTGAACGTCGGCGTCGAAACACCGGAGGTGATGTATACGTACGACGTGCCGGGGATCCGTTTGATCGCGACTTTGGATGGGGTGACGGCGGACGGTATCCCGATAGAGGTCAAGACTTCGAAAAAGATTTGGGATGGTGTGCTGCCCCGTGAATGGTATTGGCAGGGTGTACATCAGGCGATTTGTGTCGGCTCCGATTTGATCGAGTGGGGTATTTTGGACGGCAATCTCGAATTTCATCGGCATACGCAGGTTGTTTCGTCGGATGAAAAGGGTCTTCATCTTGCGGCATGTGCCGAGTTTTTGGGTGCGATCGACAACGGTTTTTTGCCGGAAAACACGGTTCTGAATTATTCGCATATCGAAACGATGTACCCGGTGCAGGAAGCCAAGACGGTCGAATTTGACGATGAGGGCCGTTTGTTGGTGGCCGATTTGGTCGAGGTTCGGGCAGCCCAGAAAGCTTTGGTCGAGGAGGAGGACAGGATCAAGGTTTCGTTGGGGGAGATATTGAAAGATGCCGACACAGGTGTATTTAATGGTAAAACGTTGATAACATGGAAGACACAGACGAGGACGGTTTTTGATTCGAAAAAATTCGAATTGGATCATCCGGTTCTCGCCGGTAAATACAAAAAACGAACCGAATACAAAGCAATGAAACCAACAAAAGGAGACAAATAATGGGATTTGATTTATCGAAATACGAAACGGTGGAGGATCGGCTCGCCAGATTCTGGGCCGATCATCCGTCGGGACGGGTCGCGACGAGCATCTATTTTTACGACGATACACGGGTCGTATTCAGGGCCGAAGTGTACTTCGACGCCGAGCAGGACATGTATCCGGCCGGTGTGGGGCATGCCGAGGAGATTCGTGGTGCGACACCGGTCAACAAAACGAGCCATGTGGAAAACGGTGAAACCAGCGCGATCGGCAGGGCTTTGGCCAACTGCAACTATGCGCCGAAAGGTGCGCGACCGTCGCGGGAGGAAATGCAAAAGGTCGTCAACGGGAACGTCCCACCGGAACCGGTTCCCGCCCCGGTGAAAGCCCCGCTTGCGACCCATGCGCAGATCGGGAAACTGTCCGCTTTGTTGATGGGGATGAACATTGAGCGTGACAAACGGATCATGTTCGTTTCGACGGCGATCAACAGGGAAATCAACGATCTTTCGGAACTGACGAAAATGGAGGCTTCGAGGGTGATCGGAGATTTGGTTTAATGGAAAAAATTACGCCACCCAAGAAACTGATTGCTTTGCGCATCGAACCGTTCCTGATCGAATATTTGGACGAGTTGGCCACGAAAGAACAGCGGAGCCGGTCGCAAATCATCCGGATGATCGTGTCGCAATATAAAGCGACGAATGAATGCTGAATCCGGATGCAACCGAACGCAAGGGCGATTGCCAGGGCGAGAAGGACAAATGCAACCTCGCTGACTGTCCGAAGTTCGGGTTGTTGGGGCGTCCATCTCGTGACGGTAAGCGACGGGTCCGTGGGTGCAACGATCCTGCGGCTCGGGGAAAACGGAATCGAACTAAAGGTGATGCTAAAGCCCGTCATGCTCGGCGCAAACTCGGTTTGTCTGCGACAGGTCATGCTGGCTCTAGGCATGAGGAACATTGGTCCGGTTTTTTTCGCGTTGAAATTAAAGCCGGTGCGCAGGTCGGCCCGATCGAAACGAGGTTTCGTGCAGCCAAACAGCAGTCCGAGGCTTCCAAAGCGTTGGGTGACATCAGGCCGTTCGTGATGGTCGCCATGCCCGAAGGCGTGTCCGGGGGGATAGCGTTGATGACGCTCGACGAATTCGCACAGTTGACGGATTTAATCAAAGACGTAACGACAACAAAGGGTGCCTCCTTTTCACATTCAGGGGGAGTTGTCGTCCCCTGTTCCGGATAGTGGGAGTCTGTCCGGGACGGGGGTGAAACCCGAACCACAAAGAAACGGGGTCGAATCGAAATGAACTTTGAACGATGGCTGAGGTATGGTTACGAAAAAAATTGGTGCGGGCCACCGGTTTGCGAAACGCACGACGGGTTGCCGATGACGATCTTCGAGGAAGAAGAGTTGAGGGAGGGCTACGATCCGTGCGTCCATGTGATCCGGCTTTACGAGAACGACGAGATCAAACAGGCGGTGGAGGCGAACCACAGCCCGTCGTTGTGGCGGGCATCCAACCGCAGGCTGAAAAAATGACCACGAAACGGAACCAAACTAGGCTGGGGACGGTATGAAATTTTTGACGGGTATCTTTTTTGCGGTGATCCTGCTTTTTTCCAGCTCGATGAAGGGTATGTCGATGCCGACGGTGCAAAGATGCGCACAATGGATGAAGACGGCGATGATGGCGGGTTGGACGACGGCCCAATTGCCGGTGTTGGATTACATTTTGTGGAGGGAATCCAGGTGCGACCCCGACCAAATCAACAAGACTTTGAACCGGGACGGGTCGTGGGATTACGGTTTGGCGCAGATCAACGACCGGTCGTGGTGCAAACCGAATAGATGGTATCCGTCCGGATACTTGCAATCGTTGAGAATCGTCGCGTATTGTAGGGATTTATTCGACCCTTATTTGAACCTTGTCGCGGCGAAAGCGATCTATAACTATGCCCAAAAAACCAGCGGCAACGGGTTCCAACCTTGGGAGCAATGATCCGTACATGCAACTTTTCGTCGAGTTCAGGTTGAAGGACAGTGACGCCTCTTGGATGCGCAAAGCGAAATGCCGGGGACGCAAAGATATCACCTGGTTTCCGGAGCCGGGGGAGGCGCATTTGATGGCGGAGGCCAAAAGGTTTTGTGGGAATTGCCGGGTTTTGAAACGGTGCTTGGAGTATGCGTTGGTTAACGAGATACCGTACGGTGTTTGGGGTGGGAAGTCGGCGACGGAACGCAAAAAACTAGCCCAAACCGGTGATAACAAAGATATACTTTGGTTATGAACGATTTATCGAGCGGCGAATCGGCGATGTGGGATGCCCGGTGCAACGATCTGCAAAACAGTTTGGACCGTGTGCGCGAGGAGCGGGACGATCTGCGTATCGAGAACAAATTATTGTCGTCCGAAAATTCGTCGTTGAAAAAACAGGTGGCAATTTTCGAGCAGATGGTGGGAAGGATGCAGGTGCTGATGGCGCAGGGCGTGGAATTGTGACACAAGGAAGATAAACTGTAATACGATGCAGGAACGAATCGATTATTTGATCGCAGAATATATCAACAAAAAATCAGGAGAAACAACAATGGAATACATATGGTACAAATTGAAGGACGACACCTGGGGTGTCAAAATCAAGAACGGGACCGGTGTAGCCGGCCAAGAAATCAAGGTGACAAACAAGGCCGGGAAAGAGAGCACGGTGGTGCTCGCCGTACAGAAAGCGAAGTTCGACGACGCGGAACTTTGGGCGATCAAAAGATAGGTCGCATGAAAAACAATTTTCGTATACCGTCGAAAACCGCCAAAAACAAAAAACCGCGACGCACGGCACGACCATTGGAAGGATACACGGACGAGGATCTGGCGCTGATCTTGAACATCTGGAGGCATGAACTAGGCTTGCCTCCAGTATGTTGAACGACCAACGCCTAACCGAAGAAGTATTAACGGAACTCCTTTACACGGCAATGTACGTCCCCGACCACCTCGTCCACCCCTTCCTTGTGCTATCCGAAACACTCGCCAAAGAACTAGACCCGGAAGCAATCCGCCGAAGCCAAGAATACGCACTATACCGACACGAACAAACCAGCCACCAACACAACTGAACCCGTAGCGCTACCTAACGCGAACCGCTACCAATGGAATAATTTGATTCTTTGCGAAATTCGCCG